AGAACTTACTGTATCATCAGAATTGACTAAAGCAACATCAGAGATTTTGCAATTTGGATCTCCAATTTCCGCAGTAATTTCTTCAATTTTTGCAATTAAAATTAGACCATTTTGAAGAACTAAACACTTAATCATTTTCTTCTTCTCCACCAACCTTTTCAGAATACATTTCTTTTATAGATTCTAAAGGATCTACAAGAGTAACTATCCAATCGGTAGGAACAGGAATTTGAGTATCTGATGTCAATAAAATCCATGGAGACAATGAAATTTGAACTTCTCCATCACTCATATTTTTTTCTTCTGACAATAGAATAGGTTTTCTATATTCTACTTTATGTGGTTTATTGAAGAGATATCCACAAACTCTATCTTCAACAATAAGTTCTTTTGCATCAGAAATTATTGTTTCTCCCGATTTTAAAATTGCCAGTTTAATACTCATTTTCCCCCCGTATCATAGTTTAGTTTGTCATCTTGCTCTTTCATTTTTCTTACAAGAATGTCTTGATGTAGTTGTTCTATTGCTTTGCGAACATCATCAGTTTCTTCCCACTCAAAAGTGTCTCCAGATTTAGTTGTGTGCTTTTTATTTGCCATTGTAGTTTATGCAGATTTTCATTGTAGATCATAATAAAAAATTTGTCAAGCTAGACAAGCATACCTTTGTCACTCATATAATGAAGTGTGTCGTGCATATTACCAAGATGCTTGGCACCAATAGAGACCTGTGGATATGTTGCTTGGGATCCAAACTCTGCTTCAAATGCTCTTTGAGTGAAGTGTTCATTGAGATTATATTCCAAAAACTCCCCATCTAGTGCTCTTAAGAGTGCTGCTATACGCTCACACTCTTGACTACCGTTACTATAAATTACTGCTTGCATGGTTTTTCTTTGTACGTAATAGTAATTTGATTATATATTTCATCTCGGTTGTCGCTGTTGTATACACGACAACGTTCTATTTTAGCATTCAATAGTTTTACAACATTCCTTAGTTGCCATTCAGAATTAAACTTTATAAAACCATCATCCATCTGAGATTTATTTGACCCTGGTGTGTTAAAATCATCCATTATTCAATACCCTGTGGAAAAGTTTCAATTTCAGTCAGTTCGTAGTCCCAGTCTTCCATGACTGTGTTGGCAAGAAATCTATCAGAAAGCATTTCAAGTTCCTTCTCAGCATACTCTCTGGTCTCTGCTTCCAACCAAACATCAATCACTTTACCAAGTCTAAGTTTCTTGATATTGAGTTCGGATAATCGCTTACAGGCATCTCTCACGGCATTGCCAGGAGAGTCATCAACCTGTGATCGTAGACGGATGAATACTAATGCTTTGAATTTCATGCTTGTTCCCTCTCATCAAGTGCTTCATGAATAATTTGTTTTAACTCAATACGTTCTTCTTCAGTGAAGATTGTACGATGCTTCACCGGCATAGGATCATAACTACTTGGTTTCTTTGATTTACCAGGAAGACTCATGCCTTGTGTATCAATTTTATCCATTATTCTTTTTTACCCAACAAGGTTTACATAACGAATTTGTCCATTTACCATCAGGTGCTTGATGTCCTACTTGAGGAGTTTGATTCGCTGGTGTCATTTTACCACACCCAGAGCATTTTGTCTCCCACATTTTCATAATGTTCTCTCCAATCTTTCGGTTGGTTGATCTGGGAAGTCTCTTGGACGACTATCTAAAGCATTATCAGTTCTAGGAGAACCTTCGTTCATCTTTTCCGTTCTTTGGAATGATGCTCTCTTGTATCTAATACAAAATGGATCAGGCATCCAATATGTTTCCTGCCAATTAATAGTAGGATTTAACTCCAGATGCTTTTTTACAGAATGATTGAAGATACCAATCTGAATGTATCCATCGTGAGTAACACAAGAGTTTTCACCAATATCAACTATGAATAGTTGTTTCAAAAAAGCACCTCATCAGGGTTGAGATTTTTTACAAATTCCACAGGATCCTTTTCCGACTTGTGAACCCAATGATAGCGCATACATTCAAACATGGGATTCCATGTTGCGACACAGACATAATCCGTTTTTTTATTTTTCATAATTTTTGATTAATCGTTCAACTTGCTTCTTGTCAGATCCACAAGGAGCGTTTTTTAAACATATAATAATTAATTCATTATCGCTGATAGAGGGTTTAATTGTAAATCCCCACTTATCAACTTCACCTTCTGTAGGTGCTTCGACATAATCAAATTCACTTGGCATTAGTCTCGCTGTCTCCAATCATCAGGTTTGTCTTGTTGAAACCAACTCTTGATATCGTCAGCATCAGTGAATCCCTTCTTATGGTTGGATGGATCGGGATCTCCTAAACCCATCCTATTCAGAAAATCGTCTGTACTACCCTCTTCAATATTTTGTGATGCTTGGCGTCTTGCCATCTTTAACATCTCATTAGCAGATGTATTTGCCTTAGCAAGTTTCTGTGCCCAGATCATATCATCTAGTTTTACATCTTCATTATTTGCGATACATTTACAGATAAACTCCAACCTCAATCTATACTGAGTAGATAGCATACTCCTCTCACTAACGTTGATATTTAGATACAAAAAAAGAGGGGCATTAACTGGATTTTGCCAGTTTCCCCTCCGTCTGCGACGACGATATTCAGTTTTATTTAGTATTTATTTTTTAGGGGTAAGTGCAAATGCTCCACTCATTACTGCGCCAAAAATGGCAAGGGTTGCTAAGATTTCCATATACTAAGAAACAAATGTAGTAATGGGAACTCCAATAAAAATAGTCATTAGAGTTCCAGCTGCTAAGGCAGTGGTAGTGAAGTTCATTGATGCCTCCTAATCGATTACATAATTATATAGAGTATAGTGTATCATAGTGATACACTTTTGTATCAACCGCAGCAAAAATTAGTTAGGGTATCAAAACCAGATCTTCTTTTGATGATGTTCGGGTACAATTCTTCCCAGAACAATACTTAACAACCCATCCTCAAATTCAACTGATCTAACTTCCGTATCCTCTGCCAGTGTCCAAGATCTGGTGAAAGATCGTTGAGCCATTCCTCTGTGGACATACTCTGTATCTGTTTCGGTGTCCTCTTTTTGTCCTTCGACAAAGAGTTTTCCGTCTTGTGTGTAGACATTTACTTCTTTCTTTTTAAATCCTGCAAGTGCAAGTTCTAGTCGTGATTCTACGTTGCTGACCGTGACTAGATTAAATGGTGGATAATTCTTCGTTGTTTCGTGGAGATTAAACAACCTATCGAAGTATTCATCCATTCCTATGCTATTCCTATTTATACGCTCCATCAGCGCAGGCAGGTCCGCAGCAGTATACCGTGCAAGGTTTCCCATGATTCTTAGCTCCTTTAAAAGCGAGTTTGTGTTTTGTGGACCCCGAAGGCATCCATACTTATTTATAACAAAGCATAAAAAAACGGGGTAGTGAACCCCGTAGATTATTATTCGGTTTTAATCATCAAAGAATGGAATCAAAGTGCCGTCACCCATTTTGTCTACGGAATAATACACCGGTTTTCCGCAGTGTGGACACAAAAGTTGCTCTGTGCCAGTAAAACCTTTGACAAAAGAATATGGTTCTTCTGGTTTAGTCCCAGTCATTTTATGTAACCAAGCAAATCCCGCATCAACAGTATTACAATAATCTTTTTTAAGATCATCTACTGCGTCCTTCCACACATCAAGAGTTTTTTGATACTTATCTTTTGGATACCAAATGTCAAATTTGTTTGCAACTTTATAAGTATCTACAACTGTTTCAATGTCAACATTCTCATCAAAAGAATATCCAGAAAGATAGTTAGTGTGATTGTTATAATATTTTTCAGTAAATCTAGTGCCTGTTCCAGGATTTCCTCTTAACATCCTGCCAAAAATTTGAAGGGGGATGTGAGTGCGAGAATATGCTGGATCTCTGACGACTCCAACAACCAAAGCACCAAGATTCATGATACTGATTCCAGATCTTGCTCTATTAATAACAATCAAATATCTCAAGGGATCATGAGGATCTAACATTTTTCTTTTGATTTCATCAAAATGAACTTTTTTCTTTTTACCATCCTCAGTTTTTGGTGGTTTACCACTCAAATCCCATATACGATTACCGCCTCCACTATCCTCTTGTAAAGTAGCGATCATCTCTGTTTCTTCAGGGTAACCTTTACTCAAAAGATAATCAGAAATAATTTCAACCATACCGACATCATGATGTTCATTTTTATGGATAGGACATCCCCATACACCCTTACCCATACCACACATGAAAAGTCCAGTTAGTTTTGACTCAACATTTGAATCTTTAATTTTTAATTTTTCAAGTTCCTTCTCTCTCTCAAATAAACTATCAATTGCCTGCAATACAGGTTCTCTAACAGAATCCTGAGCGGCACCAGGTTTTCCTCTCTTAGTATCTGGAGGTCCTCCCATTTCAAATTCATATTGATGAACCTCGTCCAACCATGATTGAGTTTCAACTAAATCATCCAAACTTGCCAAGTCATTACATACATCAAACAAATCACTCAATTTAGTGTTTGTATCAGGAATATCAAAACCATATCCAGGAAGAGAAGCTGTATGATGAATAGTAGGTGTGGCAGTAAATGCCAAAATTCTGCCATTAATGTCTGCCCACTCAATTAAATTTTTTGCAATGTTAGCATCAAATGGAGACTTATACCCTGTTCCCCATCCGTAAGGAACATTTCCTTCATCCCCAACCGCCAAAAACTGGTGTGCTTCCTCAATTAAAAGAACACTTAAATGAGCATAAGGAAGAAAAGTGCCTGCCTTAAATTCACTTGCGAACCTAGTGTGAGTAATAGAAAATACAAAAACATTATCGCTTGATGCAAAATCTGGCAGATCCTCTTTGAGACTATCACTAGTTCGACCTGTGATACGTTTCGACCTATACTTTACTTTTGTATCATTATCAAATCCTTCA